GAGGAGTGGCGGTTTCGCCTGGACGACGGCCGGGTTGATAACTTTGGCTTTACCGCCCTGTACGACGCCAAGGGAAAGGCTAGAGGGTCTATACAGGTAAGGCAAAGATCCGATACGTTTAATATCAAGATAATTGATTACCATAAAAAAGATAAGTAATGGAATACGGACTAGGTTACATACCATCGCCAGCAGATGATAGGGACGCTATTATGAATATGCAGCATGAGGCTGTCCCTGATGAGTATAAGGTCAATAACGTTGATAGCGTAGTGGATCAAGGATCTTCTCCTATTTGCGCTGCGGTAAGCTTAGCTGAGATACTTAACTGGAGAAAGAGTATAAGGGCTATTAAAAGACCGGCTAAGATCTCTCCCTACGATATATATGATCTGAGAGAGGATAAGGATCAAGACGGGATGGTTCTTCGTGACGCTATCAAGTCTATCAAGAACGTAGGCGTAGATGGGGAGAAAATAAACAGTTACGCTAGGATCATAGATCCGGTATCAGCTAAGGTGGCTTTGATGCTGAATGGGCCTCTGGTTATAGGTCTGTATTGCTATAATTATGGTAATCGATTCTGGCAAGGCCAAGGGCAGAACTTGGGAGGTCATGCCGTTATCCTCACCGGCTGGGACAAGGCCGGCTTCGTCCTACAGAACAGTTGGGGGACGGGATGGGGTAGGTCTGGTGTAGAGACATTCCCGTTCGAGGATTGGCGCTATATGCTAGAATGTTGGACAATAGTTTCATAAAGTTACTATATAAACTCCGAGAAATTCCTATCCACATCCTCTTGTGAAAGCCGATGTGGTGTATTTAGGACCCGTAGATCAATTGGTTGGATCATCTGGCTCATAACCAGCAGGTTGTCGGTTCAAGTCCGGCCGGGTCCACAGTTGGATTAATAATGTTTGTCATTAGGTTTAGAGTTTAGATTTATGTAGTGTCCTTGTCTGGGAGGATCAGGACGCTTAAAGGGGAGTTAATTTAACGGATAGAATTTACGATTCCTAATCGTAGCGTGGATAAGGGTTCGATTCCCCCACTCCCCACATGGTGTTTTCTTAAACATATTCCCGTAGGTCGGTAATTAACGATAACCGGTAGACAGCCTACGGGAATCAACAAAATCTTACGTGCTTAAGATCGCTTTCAGTTCTATTTTTCGTGTGTAATCCATAGGAGGGTAGCACGACCCTCCTTTTTATAATAACTATTTGGGATGGACATTAATCAAATAAAAAAGTACCTGCCATTAGGATGGGATGTGGTTGATCTAATAGATCACGGCATAATTGATCTTGATATCATGAATGGTAAGATGATGGGTGAGTATGTGGCTGTGTTGATGATAAAATCTTATGATAAGACCAATGACCATATCCTAACCGCTTTCTCGTTCCATGATAAAGATATGGATAAGTTGAGAATGTTGATAGGTAACGCTATAATGGCGGTAGGATATAGGAATAATCCTCTTACTGGAGATGGGAACACGGCAATCAAATAAAGGTACTGAGTACACTGAAAGAGGGATATTGGATATCCTTAACAGACAGTTTTTGGTGTCTCCTAGATGGATTATAAACAACTTATATGTCTATAACTGGGAGTCTGATTATCTGGCTATAACCAGATCCATGTACGCATATGAGGTTGAGGTTAAGATCTCGTTAGCTGACTATAACAAGGATTTCGAGAAACAGGAAAAGCACCAAGTAATGCAAGGATGGTTCGAGGCCCGGAAGCAAGCCCTATACGAGACCGGGGACTGGGTCAGGTACGGCCGGCCCAACTACTTCTACTACTGCGTGCCGGATGGGTTGGTTGATCCTAAGGACATACCTCCGTACGCCGGGCTTGCTTATGTTTGTGGCAGGAATTTGAGAAAGGTCAAGGATGCCCCTATCCTGCACCGTGATAAATTTGACCCAGAAGCTTATAAGATGGCAGATAAATTCTACTATAATTGGTGGAATGAGAGACGTAAGGCCAGACAGATAGAAGGGAAGGATATGAAAAACGAGTTCAGGAAAAGCATGAAAAAGGTTAAGGAGAAGATAACAGTCGATGCCAAGATCAAGGCGATGGAGGCGTTCTGGAGCGTCTGCGATTACGCCTACTGGCCGTACGGGGGAAGAGGGGTGCCCGGAATGAGACCCAACTGTTCCGCTTGTGGTGAGGAATGTAAATTACAATGCCCGAAAGGGAAAGAATTTAAAAACAAGATACGATGAGCAAGATTAAAGATTTATTGGCAAGAGCCATTTCGTTAGCCTCAGAGCAACCTATGAGCTATAAAGAGGCAGTTGAGTTACTTGATGGTATAGATACGTGTAAGGTCAAGATATGGCTGGAAGAAGGAGCTAAGCTGCCTGAATACGCTCATAAACAGGATGCTTGTATGGATTTGTTCGTTAAGGATATAGAACTTGACGGAGACAGGATCATATATCATACTGGCGTACATGTAGCATTGCCAGAGGATTATGAGATGGAAATCCGTCCACGTAGTGGTTTTACTAATAGCGAGCTAATTATGCAAAACGCCCCTGCTACCATTGATGAAGGATATAGTGGGGAGATTATAATAGTTCACAGAAAAATGAATAGGCATAGTCCTTATTATTGTAATGCCGGTGGTAAGGTAGCACAGCTTCTTATTCGTAGGAGGGAACGTATCGTATGGGAAGAAGTGGAGTCATTAGAAGATCTTGGAAAATCTGATAGAGGTGATAATGGATTTGGAAGTACGGATAAGATAAATAAGGATGGCTTCATGACCAGCGAACGTCGGTTAGGAAACCACCGTGGTAATGAATGATATGGAAAACAAAAATACATCATCCACTACTAATGAGGGCTTGAAAGAAATTGACAAACAAACAAATCCTGTTATGTATGGATGGAGATGTCCGGTATGTGGAAGAGTATATTCTCCCTACGTATTTATGTGCGCTTATTGCGGTAATAATAATATGAATCATATTACATGTAAAGTTACTGGATAATTGATATGAGTGGAAGAATTAAAATAAAGTCCAAGGATAAGGATAAGAGACCTAAGATCGATGTATTTAAGGTAATAGAGAGCCGGTTTAAGAATATGAACGAGCTTCGGGATCTTATCGACATGGATCCAAGGAAAGGGCTAGTCAGGATCCGGGACGGGGCCGGCTTTAGGGAGGTGGAGCGGGGCGGATGCCTGCACCGGAACTACCTTAACCTATTGGAGGAGGAGCTGGGAGCTAAACTATCAATAGATCTTATAGAAAGGTATATCAAAAGATAATAATATATTAAATCGTAAAATTATGAATAGATATGTAAAGAAACCAATCGCGATAGAAGCCGTAAAATGGCAAGGCTTTAATAATGATGAGATCAAGGATTTCGCTGGTGATAACGTTAAAATAGAAGTTATTCGTGAAGGTGATGCGGATAGAGGTATACCTCCTTGTATTGATCGCAGTATAAAAACCCTTGAAGGTGTTATGACAGCCAATGTAGGTGATTATATCATAAAAGGGGTAAATGGAGAGTTTTATCCTTGTAAGCCTGATATATTCGAGAAAACATATTTACATGAAGATGAGATGGGTAATATATCCGACGGGTATCATACATTTAACGAACTATATAGATATCGAATGCCTTACAATGCCGCTTTCTTCAATGAGCTGGCTAAAGGCGATATAAAGGTCTGTAAATCACATAAGCATCATGATGGAGAGGAATGCTTCGGCGGAGGGTGGTTTATCGTAATGGCAGAACCGCCAACTGGACAGATATCCAATCATTATGAGAACCGGTATTGGGAGTTGTTTAATATCCCTGAACTTGATACGGCATGGGAATGGGATGGACATACGTCTAATGAGGCCGCTGATAGAATAGAATCGTATTTGAAGTCAAATTGATATTAATATCCGCCCTAGGAATTACCTAGGCGGGTTCGTTTTATATACCGAAGTATCTACCACGATCTGGCTATCCATATCCCCAATCAACTCAATGATCTCATCCCTTATATCGTAAGAAAGCAAGATCGGTATTATGGTTAGTATAAAAGATAGTATTATTCCTGATCCTATTATGATAGCAATATCATCGCACTCTATATCTAACATCGGCATGACAAACATCAACCCGGCCGTGAATATCATCACGAATAACGCCGATATCTCATTTATTATATTCCGCTCCATCGTATCCTTAATCATATCTCCTCAACTTTAGTATGGTTTATTATCCTACTGATATGACGGATACTTAATCCCGTCCTGTCCTTTATCTTACCATATACGTAGTTCCTTGATACGACAGTGGCCAAATCACCTAGCTCATTAAGTATCTCATCATACATCTTATGTATCTCGTTGTCGCGGATAACCGTACTGTCCCTTACATATATCTTCTCGATATCGTCGCAGAAGAAGATCTTGATTTTATGTAGTGTGTCTCTAAACATGATTGTAGTTTTGTTCCAAAGATATGAATTTTTGATATCCGGTCAAAGACAATACATGGAGAAGCCAAAAAGAACGGGAGGCGGTGGTAGGACGGGGGAGGCCCGGAAGGACGAGGTCTCCCTCCTTCCCTTTGGATTACACTATCCTTACCGTTACTCGATAGTCACCACGAGAACTTTTCCCATAGGCATAAGATTCACATCCCGAACAAAGATCAGTTACTATACAATTACCGTTTAATACATAATCACCATCCCAAGTTACATAACTTTCATCTAAAACCTGAGTCTGTAATTCAGATCTGTAAGTGAAATTAATGATCTCCCCAGGATCTTCTATCACCGTTACAGGAACAAAATTAGTTATCCTATTCCCGTATATCACCTTATTAGCCAACTCGCAATGCATACCCGAATTATATTGATACGTAAGGGTTCCTTCTATAATACCTCCACTTATGCCCAAAATAATATTGTACTCATTTTTCGGATTTAGATATGATATCTGGCCACTTATGCTTATAGTTTTTATCTTCTTATCGCGATATATATCAAGATAAGATCCGTTAAAACCATGTTGATATGGCTTCCCATCAATATATATATCTACAACGCCAAGACACATATTCTTGTTTATATTAACACGGTAGTGGATCTTACCTGGAGAAGAAGTCCTGCGCCTAAACATACCCCCTCCTTATCTGAGGGTTAAAATACCCCCCCCCCCCTGTTTTTTTTTTTTTTTT